TTCGGGAACACTTAAGAAATCAAAATCAATATAGTATTGGCTACCATATGTTGGTGACAACCACCTATTCAACTCATCCCTTACCGCAATTAGCTTTGGAAATACTGCTTGTAAATAAAGGTATTTTTTAGCCTCACGATAATTGTTAAAAGTGGAGGCTTGCGTATCATTAAGCAATATAGATGGCACTTTATATACAGATGCCAAATCCTTAATTGATAAATTGTATTGTTCTATCAACGCAAGATCAGCTGCTGGTAATCCCATCTCCAACCACTTAAATTGATGATTAGTTACCATTATCTCACCAGCATTGTCAACACCACTATACATTGATTTGTACTTGTCTCTTAGTGCAGCAGCGTGTTCTGCCGTAAGCATATTGTCCTCAGATGTCAATATACCTCTTGCTCCTTGATTTGTTAAAAACTTGCTACCCGTAGTAATTGCATCATTATTCATTTCTAAGTTACGATAGGCTGCTTGGAGTGGACTTTGTCCGTATAAATGACTACCAACTGCTGAGTAATCGGGATTAAAGTTTTTTATGTGGGCAACTTGGTTTGCCTCAATTATTTTGTTATAACTTAACCAATTTAACGTGTAACCCTTTATTGGTTGTGTAATATCACCACCCTCAATTTCCATTAACTGAGATGGCAATACGTGCATCTCTTTTATTCTACCTTGTTGTGTTCCGCTTTCGGGTTTTAGTCCCCAAATAAATCCATCACCCGTCAAACACTCAAATGCAACTAAATCCATCATAAATTCAGCTTGTCCTTGCATTGGATTAGGATTATCTAAAAATTTAGCTAGTTCAGAATTATCTGCTGGTTTCAATGCCCTCTTTTTAGCGTTCTTAGCCTCGTACATTGATGTATCATTAAATGCTCCACCAATTAAACTAGAATACTCTTTTAAAGCACCTCTGTCTTTTTTCTCATAAACTCTCATTTTTACATTTGAGGCTGATTTAGAAATTAAATCAACAATAGAATAAACCGTAGCGTTATTCTGAAAACCTTCCCGTATAAAAGTTTCTTTTGATGGGTTTTGTCTTATGATGGGAGATACACCAAATCTGCCAAAAATTAAATCATTATACCGAGGATCATTTTTTTGTTCCTTCTTTTTTCCCCAATTGAAAATTCCCATTTATATATATTTAAGACAAAAATAACGAAAATAAAAAATACCTTGAAAGTATAGTGAATATTAATTAAAAAAACAAATATAAATTTAATGACACAGATTAATATGTTGCTTTATAAGCTATATAACAAAGAATTTATTACCTACAAAGAAATGAGAATAATAACCCATTCTTAATGCATCCATGCTATGATCATTTTTTCCTTCGGGAAATTGCTCATAAGCATTGTCATCATCGGGATCAAATCCACGTTTTAGTTTCCAACTATAATTTTGATATTCTTTTAAAAGATTTTTTGAATTTTTCTCATAAAACACACTTGCTCTCTTTAAAAAACTAATGCCCTCTAAAATACTACCACTACCCTTCCTAGCCTCACGTGCGTTAAAACCACTTCTCTTTAATTGTTCTATTGTCTGCTTTTGGTTGTGGTCACAATATATTGGCTCACCCATGTAATGAGCATTTCTTAAAACCATGATAATATCCTCATCAACCATTTTGGTCGAATAAGCCAACTCCTTAACGTAAATACTTTCATTTGCGCTTACAATTTTTAAAACTACGCTTGGATCGGGGTGGTAGCCAAAATCAACTGAATAGAAGACTGCTCCTTCGGGTAATTCAGACACCTCTTCCCATCCCTTGTAAATCCTACCTTTGTTAGTATTGGCTCTTTGACCTTCACCGTATATACGATAGGCTTCGGGGTCAGTTTTTTCAAGCATCTGTATTTCATGCTTTTGAATATCAGATAAGAACTTGTTATCCCTATAAGTAGTGACAAAAACGGCAACATCATCTGCTCTATTATCTTCCAAATCATATATCCAATGCTCACTCATTGAGGGATTATAGCAACAGAACACTTGTTTAGTCGTTCTTAAATTTAATTGCCTCCACTCTTCTTTACTTAATTCTTGAACTTCAACCACATAAAGAATGTCCCTTTTCATTGATCTAAGTCTTTCGGGTTGGTCTCCCGTAGCAAGAAACTTAAACGTATGCCCATTTAACACATACCTTAAATCAGTTTTATTATGATTTGACTCATCGTAATAACCCCAAGAATTTAGTATCTCGTAGAAATCAACCATCGCACTATCTTTCAAAGACGGTAGCCACTTTCTTGCTATTGTAATGTGTAAGGCTTTTTTTGGGTCTGTATTTAAGGCAGTAAAAATTAAATATTGAAGAATAGCATATGTTTTACCACTTCTACTTCCTCCGTTGTGAATTACAAACCTTTTACCATCACTTTCAGCACATTGGTAAAATTGTTTATTCGCTAGTATCTTCATCTACTATTTCTGCCTCTTCTATCTTAAATTGGTCTGCTGGTACAATCTGTATTAATTCTTTTTTCTGAGTTACCTCCACTTGTCGTTTTTCTACCCAACCAGCTTGTGTCTTTAAAAAGAATATTTGGCTTAACGTATCATCCTTTTCAATTGCTTTACGAATTAAGCTATTAGCAACCTTTTCTTTAACTACTGCTCTAATGGCATCTGCTTTTGCCCTAAACTCTTCGTCATTGTTGTAGTAGTTCCGATAAGTTGCTACACATACCCCAGCACGATCACACGAATGCTGAATTGCTCCATATTCATCTTGCATAGCTTCTAATATCTTATTCTTATTCAATTGCGTAGTTACCGAGGCATTTGTGTTGCCCTTTCCTTTGTAGTATGTTTCTTCTTTTGGCATAACGCAAATATAACCACTATTTGTTTCCTTTATACAAATACTAGCTTTCAACGCTTTCAAATTCGTTTTGAAAGTAATGAAAGTAATGAAAGTAATATTGTAAGGCTTACTTAAGGCTTACTTAAGGCTTACGCAAGGCTTATAGTAATAGTAATAATAAAAGTAATAGCAATAGTTCTAGTGAAAGTAATAGCTACAATAAAAGCAATAATTAACCCCCCCTACTACCCCCCCTCTAACCCTCCCTCATAGTAATAGTTCTATTGATAGTGGTAATTATATTTTTATTTTGTATATTTGCATTGCTCACAATAAAATACCTTTCCTACTTTAAGACATTTAAAGAAAACTAGAAATGAGCTAACTAGTTCTTTAAAAACCTTAGTCGTTAGTAGGAAGGCTAGGGTTTTTTTTATGTTCTCTTTTTCCATCAATAAAAGAGGTTACTACTTTACTTACTTCATAGATGTAAGCGGTAGATTTCTAAAAACATAATTCTTTTTGAAAACTAAGAAGATATATTTATTTTAAATAGTTAGTAGGTCTTTTACGATTTGTTACCGCTAACTAGCCACACTTAATTGATAACTCATTAACTCAGTTGTATTATTGGTAATATCTAAACAGATCAATTCTCTTCTAGGGGGTAGGGGGTTGATTTGTTTTTTATTACCATCCTTATTTCTAATCTTTTAATCTAGTTGTATTATATACTTTTGCGGAAAATTTAAAAAACATATATGACATACTTAATAATAATTCTAGCAATTCACGTAATAATCTTTTCAAGTATTAGCTTTAGAAAAATCTAACTTTCTTTCAAAGAATATTGAAAGTAATGAAAGTAATATTTGGTTTTTATTATTTAGTTCTGTTTATTTGAATAAACAAACATAAAAACACCATGAAGAAATGTAGAATGTGTAATAAAAATCGTGATATAAGTAATTATCACATAAAGAAAAACTCAAAAGATGGTTTTGAAAATTTTTGTAAAGATTGTATTCAAATAAAAAAGAATTTACATCAAGATAAAAGAAATAAATATTTTGAAAAATATAGTATTGAATACAACTACATATCTCCAACTAAAATATGTGCTACTTGTAAAGAAAGAAAAAATAAAAATGAATTTTATTCACATAAAAGAAATGCAGATAAATGTGATTTTGAATGTAGGGTATGCAGTAAAAAAAGAAAGAATAGACGTTATCAAGTTAAATCAGAATATTTAAAAAAATATTTTATAGAATACTTTTACATATCTCCAATTAAAAAATGCGGAATTTGTAAAAAAACAAAAAAACTAAGTGAATTTTATCTTGATAGAAAACGCAGAGATAATTGTGATATATATTGTAAATCTTGCCATTCTATTAATAATAAGAATTATAGGAAAAAAACAATTAGATACGGAAATAATTGGCAAAAATCTATAATTTCATCTGTAAAGAATAGCAGTTCTCTTGCTAGGTTATCAGAAAAGTACGATAAAGATTTTAATTTAGAGGCTATGTCAGAAATTACCATTGACTTTTTAACTAAACTAAAAGAAAAACAAAATAACAAATGCAATTGGTTTGGTGTTGAAATTGATTTTACTAGAAATAATTGGTTACGATCCCCAAGTTTAGATAGATTAGACAATGACAAGGGTTATACTAGAGACAATGTTGTTTTAACTTGTAGGTCTGCAAATCTTGCTAGAAATAAATCAACCGTAGAAGAAATGGATAACTTTTTGTCAGAATTAAAAAATTCAATTTTATCTAAAGAAATAGCTTAATGAAAAAATATATAATTGAATCAGACACACCATTATTAGATTTTACGCTAGAATATCCTAGAATTGATATTGACATGGAATATGCATCAACATTGTCTAGATTTGCCCTATTATCATATTTGGATGATGAATTTATGTTTTATCACGAAAGAGCAGATAGATGAGTTATAATGTTAAATCAATAAAATCATTTGAATGTAATGATTGGTTACTAAATAAGCATTACGCAAAACGTATTCCTAGCATTTCTTTTTCATTTGGCTTATATGATTCAACAAATATATTACAAGGTGTATGCACGATAGGTAAACCACCTTCTCCTTCATTGTGCGATGGTGTTTGTGGTAAAGAAAATAGTAAATACGTTTATGAACTTAATAGACTATGTGTAAATGAGGGATTACCTAAAAATACTTTGTCAATGTTTGTTGGTAAAATATTAACTCTACTACCTAAGATGATTCTTGTAAGCTATGCTGACACATCACAAAATCACAATGGATACATTTATCAAGCAACTAATTGGCTTTATACGGGTTTAAGTGATAAAAGAACAGAATGGAGAGAAAAAAATAGTAATTTACATAGTAAAAGTGTTTGTGATAAATATACTACCGAGTATATGAAATCTAATAATAATTTTCATATGATAGAAAGACCAAGAAAACACAGATACATATATTTCATAGGCAGTAAAAATGATAAGAAATTTTTCTTAAAAGAATTAAATTACGAAATGCATGATTATCCTAAAGGAGAAAATAAAAGATATGATGCAAGCTATAAACCAAATGTTCAAGGACTATTATTTTAAAAGATGAACTTAGAAACGCTAGAAATACTTAGAAAAGACATTATTAAGCAAATTCAATATGACAACATAAAAATTGTCAGAATGGAAGACAAGCTAAAAGAAATTGAAAAAAAAATATTTAACCTAAAAAATCAATGAAAAAAATTATATGGCTATTGTTGATAATATTTGCTTGTTCAAATAAACTATGTAACACGTACACAAAACTAGATTATGATAAAGAAAGAATGGTTATTTATGAATGCCGAGCCTAAAAAACAACCACTAATTTGGTGTTGCTCTGTGTGTGGATCATTTAATAACATAGACAACATACAATGTGGTAAATGTCAAAAGATTAAAGAACCAACAGACTCAACATACTAATATGAAAATTCTAACACCAAAAGAAAAAGCACTAGATATTATCCATAAAATTTCAAGAGTAAATCAAGAATGCCCTATATCACTAGCAATTGTTTTTGTAAACGAAATTATTGAACAAACAGACAATTCAAACTATTGGGAAAAAGTGAAATCAGAAATTGTATCATTAAACCAGCAGTAACAAATGATAACCTATTTAGCCTCCCTCTGTGCCATTTTATTTACCTCAACGGTGATATTGTGTCTTGTAAACTACAAAATCAATAAGACCCTCAAGAGAACCAACGAAGAGGCTCAATATTGGTGTGAATTGTATATCAAAACAACAAAACAAAATAAATCAGACGAATACGAGGATATTATTTAATTCTCTTTACAATTGAGCCATTTACGCAATATTCTTTATTGCCATTAAGAGAAACAATGTTTGTCAAAAGATTTGCTTGAAGATTATGACAATCATCAGAAAACCTAAATCCATTATTTGACTTTGCATCAAGTTCTCCTTTTTTATTGAAATCAGATTTATTGTAAAAGTCACTTGGCTCAATATATCCAACTAACCAGCATTTCATCATATCCTTACTAAAAAACACAAAATAATAATAATCACACTTTTGAGTTGTGTTGAAATTAAAAATACCACAATTATAACTACTCAATGGACTAGACATTAAAAGTTTGGTCTTTACATCAACTTTAAAGCCATTCATTGTTAAATCATAATCATATGTAGAATCAATGCAGATATTGTCGTAAAGTCCCTTATAAAAAGACTCAACCATCACCTCACCAACTGCACCAACTATATTTCCCTCACCCTTGGTTACTGAATTATTTAATGCCCTTTTCTTAAATTCATATAAGTCTTCTGCTTTCTTATATAAATCATTGGTAACAATTAATTCTATCATAATAGTTTGATTATCAGTAGATTAGTTAGCTACCACAAGCCTCACAATCGGGATCATCAATAGAGCAAATATTAACTCCCTTGACTTCCATCTGTATAGAATGAATCCTATAACGAATATCAGCATCATGAAACATATCACCCGTTAGAGAATTTTCTAACTCTTTAATTTGGTCTAACTTTTCTTGCATCTTACAAAAATAACCACTAACCTTCTTGAAAGCAAACAAATTCTTAAAATTTGACGAAAAAAATTTAGTTTTCAGAAAGTCAAAATCGATTTGAGAGAAAAATGTGAATGGTGATACCCACACCTAAAAATAGATAAATTGCCGTCCAAACCATAGTAATGCAATAGGGGAGGGGGTTAACTTAACATAATGTTAATTATATAACAAATCTTTGACGGTTGTTAGGTCGTTTGTTTACTATCCTTTTGTCATTATTTCTGTTTGTTCTAATACAATAAACCCACATCAAACCAATTCAAACCTAATCAACCAAACCAATTACAAACCAAATCAAACAACAATTCAAACTCAATCAATTAATTAATGCTATTTAAACGCGCTCTAATCAATCCAATTACTTTAATGATG